GGAATATCCGATTCTGGGGCGAACAAAAAAGAAGGCTTGTCTATTGAGGACGCTTTGGTTCTTATTGAGGCATCGAAGCAAAGACGCGCCAACAAGGTGATCGAAGCTGAGGTTATCGTATGAACTGGACTCCCCACGAAATACTTGGAATCCCTACGGATGACGAGATTGCCGAGATGGATGCAAAGGAGCTTGTCGAGCTTTACTCTGCACGGGAGGAAGCTATACGCAACGCCGATAAAGACCCTTTCAGATACGGCTTTAAGCTAGAGCATTGGTTTAAGGCGTGGGAGCAGCTAGATAATGTGAATGAAATCCTAGTGCTTGGTGGGAATCGCTGTCTTGCGCCAGAGCAAGAGATTTATGATCCTGTTGCAGATCGTTACCGAGCTGTATCAGAAATAGATGGAGAATCACACGTTTATGCTTGGGACGGAACTAAGCAAGTAGTGGCATTAGCTGAGAAGCCATTTAGAAAAAATAAACAAGCACTATACAAGGTTACTTTATCTAACGGTGAGTTCTTCCATTGTTCTGCAACACATATAGTTTTTACAACTAATGGATGGAAGCAAGTTGGAACTATTGGGGTTGGAGATAGGCTTTATGCCCCATACGCCTCCGACCTTCATCCGTCCATTTCGGAACGCACCCCACAAGAGTTTCTTTTAAGTGCAGCGCGTTACTACTATACAGGTGAAGATTTTCGATGCGGTTATCGTCCTTCACTCCATTTATGTGATGAACAACTTCCTGCCGAGTTAGATAACGTCCAAGGTGTTTCTCCATTACAAGGCGATGTTCTAAAACATACTTCTTTGTTTTATGGGTTGTCGGATGATCGGGTGACCAAATTTGGATATAACCATCCTTGTTCATTAGGCGACCACCTTTCCATTCTGGGTGTCCTGCGCCGCTTCTTGGCCCTGTGCGCTGGCATTTTATCCCGTGTTTTTTGCAAACCTTGTAAATCAGTTTTGCATTTATTCTTGGATCTAATTCACGCTTCAGTTGGTCAGCAATCCAAGCCTGAGTTTGACCTTCATCAATCCATTGACGGATTTGAGCTACGGGGTAGTCTATTTGATTGTGTATCGCCATCCACGGATAATATCTATTACCACCAAGTTGTCAAGATTGATTACCTCCGAGAGGATTATGTTTGGGATTTTACCGTTCCACATTACCACAACTACTTTATCGGTGATACAATCCATCACAATAGTGGGAAAACTGCATTTGGTTCTTACAGCGTAGTAAAGGCTGCCATCGAAAATCCTGGCAGTATCATTATGTGCTTCGCCCAGAGTGCCGAGGTTAGCATCAGGCAGCAGCAAAGTGCCGTGTATAACTGGCTGCCACCTGAATATCGGGTAAAGCAAACCAGCAGCAACGCCTACATTAGCTACACGCTGAAGAACGGCTTTACCGACAACAGTTTGATCTTGCCAAACAAAAGCCAGATTCTATTTAAAACGTATTCACAGTATCAGAATAACCCTACCTTTATCGAGGGTGCTGAACTTGGTTCTAAGAGCGCACAGTGGCACAACGTGGGTGCGTGGCTTGACGAATACCTACTTGGCGATGACCTGATTAACACGATGCGATTCAGGCTTGCTACCCGAAACAGTAAGATGCTTGTGACATTCACACCTATTGACGGCTGGACGGAGGTTATTAAGGACTACCTAGACAAAGCAAAGACCATAGCCACCAAGGAAGCAGAGCTATTGAATGGGGAGATTCTGCCCCATATCCAACTAAGCCACAAGCGTAACGCTTCGATCCATTACTTTCATACCAAGGACAACCCGTTTTCGGGCTATGAACGCCTCGCCAGCGACCTTAAAAACGAAAGCAGGGAGAAGATACTGATTCGTGCATACGGCGTTCCTGTAAAGTCTCAGGCGACAAAGTTCCCCAAGTTCAACAAAGAGGTGAACGTCATACCACAAGACATGATACCAAAAGCGGGAATTACGAGGTATCAGATCATCGACCCAGCAGGCAGCAAGAACTGGTTCATGGCTTGGATTGCCGTGGATGGTAGCGGAACGTATTACGTTTATCGTGAATGGCCAGACACAACCATTGGCGATTGGGCAGAATGGAAGAACGGAAGGTGGATGCCTGGAGAGGGAGCAAAGGGAATGGGTTACGGGATGCGTGATTACGTGAACCTGATTGCCGACCTTGAGGATGAGGAAGAAATCTACACCCGAATTATTGACCCAAGGCTAGGAGCTGCAAAGTATCAGGCACAAGATGGCAGCAGTAGCATCATCGAGGACTTAGCCGAGAACGACATTATCTGCATACCTGCGCCTGGCTTGGACATTGAGGACGGCTTGCAGGCGTTAATTAGCAAGATGAGTTGGGATACGAGCAAACCAATGGACAGCTTGAACCGCCCTAAGTTCTATGTGAGCGATGAATGTCAGAACATCATTAGCGCACTTTCGGAATACACGGGCGAGCAGGGTTTGAAAGAGGCATGGAAAGACCCCTTGGATTGCTTGCGTTATGCGGCTATCTATGATATTGACCATGTAGAGGCTGAAGCATTGCAGATTACCCGCCAAGGATCGGGAGGCTATTAAGATTATGAATACAAAGAAACCACGAAAAGAAAGAGCAGATAAGGGCGTTAAACGTGTTGAAGCTGAACCACAAGTAAAGGCTAAGGCTGAACCAGAAGTCTTTGAAGTATATGCCATTGGCGTATGTCCTAACCCAATGTGGCTAAGGGGAATGACACGTGACGCAAATAAGTGTAACATCCAAGTTCCCAAGGCTAGTATCCGAGCAGGATTAGTGGGCAAATGGATGAAAGCGACAAAGATTGACGGAGTGGAAGAAAACCATTACAAGTTCCTTGCATGAGCGATGAATTATCAGACCAAGACGTAGCGATGATCTACGTTCAGAACGAACCGAATATCGGCGGACTCCAAGATGCTTATGATAAAGCTGTATTGGATCAAGAGGAATATATCGAATCGTGTGAACGAGCCTACAATGATCGCCGTAATATGTGGCCTGGCAAAACCAGTGATATGCGGAAGAAAGGGGCTAACGCTTTTCCTTGGGATGGTGCTTCCGATATGGAGGTTAATACGATTGGTGAAAGAATTGATACCTATGTTGCGTTGCTTACCCAAGCACTTGACCGTAGCCACATCAAAGCGTTCCCAACGAACCATACTTCGATGTCCAAGGCTTCGGTTGTTTCGATGTTCTTGAAGTGGATGCGTAAAAGCTACATCCCAGACTTTAAGAAGCAGATGGAACTGGGTGCTAACCACCTTCTTGAGAAGGGTATCATGGTTTCATACGTTGGCTGGAAGCGGGAGAAACGCACGTTTAAACAAGTAGTTACCCTGCAAGAGATTGAGGCTGCAATGCCAGAGCTTGTGGAGATTCTACTTGGTGACAACATTGCCGAGGCAGAAGCATTTGTTGCAAGTGCCTATCCTGACATGAGCAAGAAGCGTGTTAAGAAGGCGGTATCAGAACTACGCATGATGGGCGTGACGGAAATAAGTATTCCGAGGATGAGTGTGGATTGCCCTATCGTTCAAAGCTGTGAGCCTGATGGTGAGGTTATCTTCCCGTCCTACGTTACCGATCCACAACGCGCTCCATACGTATTCTGGCGCACGTTCTACACTCCACAAGAGCTTGAGAAGAAAGTTGCCACAGAAGGTTGGGATGCCGAGTGGGTTGACGAAGCTATCGAAAGACTTAAAGGAAGTGATTCGCTTGATAACCAGACGGCAAGTGAACGCTCGCAACGCCGTGACTTGGGTGACGATCAAGACTTAATTATGGTTGTCTATGCTTATCAGCGTTTGATTGACGAGGAAGATGGCAGCGAAGGTATTTACTGCACCGTGTTCCATCCAGATACCGATGGCTACGCAAAGCACGAACTGCTTAACGGCTACGATGATTACCCGTTTATCGTTACCCGCTTGAACGACAACCAGAAGCGGATGTATGAAACCACTTCGTTTGCTGACATTCTACGTGGCCCACAATGGCAGATCAAAACCGAGCGTGATAGCCGTATCGACAGAACAAGCATGGCTACCTTGCCACCATTGTTTCACCCAGCAGGGCAACCGCCTAAAGAATGGGGGCCTGGCAGACGTTTGCCTTATCGCCGCTTAGGTGAAATCGCTTACGGGCCTATTCCACAATTCGATCCAGGCAGTGAGCGTATCGAAGCACAAATGATTGCACAAGCCGACAAAGCAGTTGGGCTTGATCTTGACAACCCGCTTTCGGCACTTCGCCAGCAGTTCGTGGTGAACAAGTTCCTTGACCATGTTAAGGACATTCTTTCGCTTGCCTTTAAGTTGTTTCAACGCATGGGGCCAGATGAAGTTTTCTTCCAAGTTACAGGTAGCCCTGACCCACAGGTGATGGCTAAAGGTGATGCCGATGATAACTTCTCCATTATCGTATCGTTTGACACCCGCGAGACTGACCCTGAAACGGTAGAGACGCAGATGAAGAACATCGCTACCTTAATGCAGATTGACCGCAACGGACGTATCAATGTGGACAAACTGCTTGAGCTACTGGCTGCACAGATCAATCCGTTCATCGCTGACTACGTGTTGCAACCTGCTGAAGAATCACAAGACAAGATGCTTAAAGATGTATCGAGCGATCTTACCCAAATCTATGCAGGTATCGAAATGCCAGCTAGACCGAACGGTGCTGCTTTCGCAATGCAACTTGTCCAAGCCTATACGCAACAACCAGACGTAGCACAACGCTTACAAGGTGACGAGGCTTTCGCAGCTCGCCTTCAGAAATACGCTGGGCAATACGAAATGATGCAGATGCAAGCACAGAACGCAGTTACAGGACGGCTTGGAACTAGCGAGGCTAACATGAGCGGGGTGTCAACTCAGAACATGGAAGGTTAATATGCCTAATCTATTTGAAAGATACACTAAGCCTTTAAATAAAAAAGTTCAAAGGTTTGATCCAGATAGTTCTGGATATGATGATGATACATTTAATGCTTCAGGATTAAAACGCGATCCAATTAACAACCATGCTAGTTCATTAGATCCAAGAACTGGAATGGTATTAAAGGGTCGGAATCATCCTACTTTCGGATGGACAATCAATGCCGAAGCAGAGTTAGGTAATACTATCGTTAAAGCTAAAGATGGAAGGTATTATTCTCGCAGCAAAGGGCAACTAATAGAAGGGGATGAACCCATAAATCTTACTAAGCAAGAACAGCAAAAAGCTAGAGATGCTGCGATTACAAAAATAAAAGAGCAATCTGTAATATCTAATAGTAATATGCCAGTCGATTATTTATTTGCAGCATTGAAAAATGGTATTAAAAAGAAACCATTGGATTATAGTGAAAGAACAAAAGTATTTCCTACTGAACACCCAATGGTCAAAAATAAAGACGGGTCTGTCAGTAACGTCATTTTAAGCGGAGAAGATATTCTTACGCCAGAAGGAAAGTATTCTTATACAGTAGCGTTTCCAACCATGATTGGCGGTAAGAATTACACTAAAGAAGAAGCGTTTGAAATAGCTAAAAAACAAGGGTTAGATAAATACCCAAGATTTGATAGCGTTAAGGCAATGAATGATTGGGCTAAGGAGAATCATGGTAACATTGATGAGAAAGGATATTTAATTAAACCAAAGAAATCAATGGTTGACATGGTATCAGAGGCTATAAAAATGCGTCCTGCACTTCGCAAGTAACAATCTTATGAAAAAAGAAATGATTAAGCGGAAAGACGGTAGCGTTTCCCAACGTGGAATGTGGGATAACATTTGATCAGCAAAAGGTTCTGGCAAGAAGCCTACTAAGGAAATGCTTAAACAAGAGCGTAAGATCAAGCGCAAGTAACCCATGAAGAAACGGTTCAAAAAAGTAGTGACCAACCCTGAGACGGGAAGGAAAAACACGATCCGCTATGGCTTGGCAGGAATGTCTAGCGATGGCAAAGACCGTATTAGACCAGGCACGGCCAAAGGCTCAAGTTATTGTGCTAGAAGCTACGGAATTAAAAAACGCTTGCCAGAAGCCCAGCAAAATGATCCTAATACACCCAACAACTTAAGTCGGAAAAAATGGAAATGCTCGGGAAAAGTCAGCAAGAAGTAAAAAATTCTGGGGTTTACAGAATTACTTGCGTTGCTAATAACCATTTCTATTATGGTAGCAGCATCAACTTGAAATCTAGGATTAAAAATCATCTTAGCAAACTTAGGTCTGGATGCCATAGAAATAAAAGGCTTCAGCGCATATTTGATAAGTATGGAGAATCCTCGCTGACATTTGAGGTAGTTAAATACTGCGACCCAAGTTTTATTCTTGATGAAGAACAAGAGTATTTAGATAAAAACATTTCAAACGAAAACTGTGTAAATTTCTGCAAGAGTGCAAAATCACCAATGGCAGGAATGAAATTTTCCTCGGAACATAAGAAAAAAATTTCCGAATCTCAAGCTAGAAACAAATACATTTTTTATTATGAGTGTGGTAAAATTGAATTATTTGATAGCTTAAAACTAGCTGGAGATAGATTTGGGGTAAAAAGTGCTATTGTTTCAAAATGGTTTAAAAGAAAAAACCTTGGGAGAAACCATGGAATTTTGAAAAAATCAAAAATCATTAAAGCAGAAAAATCTGGAGATGAAAATATTACGCTTCTTCCTTACCAATACAAACAAGAGCCATGGGTTCTGGCTGGCGCAACAAGCAAAAGTCACTACTATCGTCTTAAACGCAAATCAATGAAATAATCTTATGAAAAATAAAAAATGCGGCTGCGGCCACGAAAGCAAGGAATACGGAAAAGGCAAAAAAGATAAAGGCTATGTTGAGATTGAAATCAAAATGAGCCGTGCGCCTAAGAAAAAAACCAAACGTAAATAATAATCCTTACTAAAACACTAATGATTCCAAGACCTACCCTAGAGCAATCGGTTCTCGCATTGAGTGACCGCGATGAATACAAAGTAATTCTCCAGTATATCCGTGATGAGCGTGAACGCTTTTTCGGTGATATGCGGCAAGCGGCAACATCTGATGATGTAATGAAGATCGCTGGTTCTATTGCTACCGCAGATGAATTGCTGGGTATGCTTGACTTGAATAGGCAATGATGTATCTTTTCTTTGCAAATAGTTAGTGTCTTTTCTGTTTGTGGTTTGTGCAAAGGGTTAATCGGGTAAAACTGGTTAACCCTTTGTTTCGTCTATACACCAAACAATCGTTTTACATTAGTGATTGACTAATCATTAGTAATCTGCTTATGTTTCTGCATCGCCACCGCCAAGGCGCAAACTGGTGTCAAAAACATGAAAGCAAACCAAGACTCCACCGCTGGGGAGGATAATTCCAGTGTATCAGACAACCTTAGTTCAGATGCCCTAATTAGGCAGCTTACCGAGGGTAACATGCAAGAAGTAGAAGCCGATACCGAAACGGAAGAAGTTTCTGAGGAAGAACCAGAGCAAGAGTTTGAAGAAACTAGCGAACTGGAAGAAGCCGAAGAAGCGACCGAAGATGAGGAAGAAGCCGAAGCAACTGACGAAATCGACCTGCTTAACCTTGAACCTGAGCAGATCCAAGCACTAGCGAAGAAAGGCAAGAGCCGCCTTCTTGAGCGTATCGGGGAACTGACCGCACAGAAGAAAGCATTGCAAGCCCAGCTAGAGCAGAACGGATCAAAGCCCCAGATAAAAGTTATTCCGAAAGAGCAGAATCCATTTGGAGAACTTAATACCGTTGAAGAAATATCAGCCAAGTATGAAGCCTTTGAGGGGACGCTGGAAACTACGGATAGGTTACTTGAGGAATATGAAGATTACAGCAACGATGACATCATCGAAGTTGGCGATCAACAGTTCACCAAGAAACAAATTAAGCTGGCAAATCGCAATGCTAGGGACGCGATAGCTAAATATCTACCCGCCCAAGCAGCCCACTTGCAGAAGTTGGAAAGCTATAAAACAGCTAACCAGCAATGGCAGGAAGCAGCGAAAGCCGAAGTGCCAGAGATCAATGACGAGGAATCGGAAATTGGCAAGGCATACAGTCAACTTGTGAACGACCCATTGGTAAAGCAGCTTAAAGAAAGCCAACCCGAACTTGGGGTTCAAATAGAATACATCCTAGCTCACGCCGCACGGTCGAAGTTTGGAACTGCAAAGAAAGTAATGCAAGGCGCAGGCCAGAAGTTGAAGGTGAAACCACCCGCTTCCCCTGTTGGAGCTGGAGCATCACGGCAAGGGCAGGGACAAACAAGTAAATACGCCGAAGCAATGAAGCGGTTTGAGCAAAGTGGTTCTGCTGAAGATTGGATTGCTGCTCAAAAATACAGATAAATCGAAATTATAAACACCTAAAATTATGGCTATCTCCACTACATATCAACCAACCGTGCCTAGCACGAGTTCCACTGTCGGATCGAACAAAGGAAACCGCGAGGATCTTTCTTCGATGCTTACCATGCTTGAGCCTGAACAAACTCCTATCACTTCTCTTTGCTCGAAAGCAAAAGCAAGTGGCGTTCTTCACGAATGGATTGTTGACGGTCTTGACGCACCTTCCGCCAATGGTATCAACGAAACTTCCGATGTAACCGCTTTCAGCAACAAGTTTGCTAACCGCGCTCGCCTTGGTAACTACACGCAAATCTTCCGCAAGGACTACCTTGTTTCCGACCTGCAAAACGCAGTCGCAAGCGTTGGCCCAGCAGACGTTGCACAAGCAAAAGCAAAAGCCCTTCGCGAAATCAAACGCGACATCGAGTTCGCTATTGCTTCCGCAAACGACCGCCAAGCTGAAGATGGTGTGAACCCATACAAGCTCCGTGGACTTGGTGACTGGATTGACTCCGCTGGCCCTTCCGATGTGCCTGCTTCTTATCGCACCCCTGCTGGTTCGATCAAGGCTGCAACGCTCACCGAAGCTACCCTTAACGACCTTCTTGGCAGCATCTTTGCCGAGACTGGCGAGATGGGTAACTTGACGATGGTTGCCAACGTAGCCCTCCGCAAAGTTATCGCTAACTTCACCCGTGCTGAAGGTGTTACCACCGCTACTGCATATAACGTCAACGAGGATGCAACTTCCCGTAAGATCACCCTTAGCGTATCGCTTTTCGATACTGACTTCGGTGTTATCAAACTGGTCAACGGCAACCCTGCTTGTATGCCAACAGCTACCACCAACATTGGTTATGTCCTTGATCCTAAGTATCTTGGCATTGGCACGTTGCTTCCACTTGAATCTGTTGCTCTTGAGAACCAAGGCGCAGGTGAGCGTGGCTTCGTTAAAACTGCACTTACGCTTGTTTGCAAATCCCCACAAGCACACGGTAAAGTCGCATACTAATTAAACCAATAACAAATAATAAATAATACTATGAGTGCATCTCAACTTGTTAATAACGAATCAGCTATCCGCACCTACGTGTATGTTGCTGACTACACTGGCATCCAAGCAAACGCAACCAGCGCAAACCAAAAAACCATCGGGGTTATCCCTGCTGGCGGTGCGGTTGCTTTCGCATATGCCTACGAAGAAATCCCGCTTGTCGGTGCTTCGGACATCACGCTGGACGTTGGCACGACTGCTGGCGACCCAGATGAGTTCATTGACGCATGGGATGCCGATGCTGGCACTCCTGTTTGCAACAGTGGTGATATTTGCGTCCAAGGCGCAGGAACCACCACCTACCTTGCAGGTTGGAAACCAGTTGGTATCTCTGCTTCCGCAACGCCTATCTTGGCTGAGTGGAACGGCACTGTTGCCAGCTTGACCGCTGGTAAAGTGGTTGTTGTTGTGGGCGTGATTGAT